TGCGAGCTCTTCTTTGACTTTACTCGAGATGAGCTGCTGGCGAAACTTGATTGGACATTTGCCCGTTGTATTGTTAAGCTACAAAACGTAGTTACTGACTTACCTGTTCCTGCAGGTTGGCAGGTATGTCAACTTCCTTCAGATTGTGTAGCTCCTCGAAGCCTAGAGCCGCAGGGCACTCAAGTACGCTGGGAAGTTTTTGGAGATAAGCTTCGTACCAATTTAGTTGGTTCAGTATATTTACGCTATACCAAGTTAGAAACTAATGTTAGTGTATATACGCCCGTATTTTGTAATTTGCTAGCTTTAGGCCTTGCAGTTAAATTATGTATGCCAATAGCTCAGGATAAGAAGCTTTTTGAGAATCTTACAAACATGTATCGAACTATGGAATTTGATACGCTTGAAGCTGATGCTAATATTGGTACTATGTATAAAGAATATGATAATGACCCGAATAACGATACTTTCGTATCTTCGGGCGGTAACTACATTCGCTCACCTGGAACATCGGCATGGCAGTCCACAGACTAAAACATACATTCACGGCAGGTGAGCTTTCACCTTTAATGTCCGGTCGAGTAGACTTTGAGCGATATGAAGATGGCTGTCTCGACTTGGTCAATGCGATGTCGCTTGTTCAAGGTCCTGCTACTCGACGTACGGGCTTTAAGTATATAATCGATTTAGCTGAGATTGGCGCGATTGAAGGTAAGGTACGTTTGATTGAATTTATCTTCAACATTCTACAAGCTTATGTTTTGATATTTTTTAAGACGTCGGCAGGGCATTCAATGGCAATTGCCACAGGGGAAGGTTTAGTTGTTGATGAGGATGATAATCCGATTATTCTGGAATTAAATGATATTTGGAATGACGAAACCTTCGCTACGTTTGATTATGCCCAAGCAGGTGATGATCTGTATCTAGTTCAATCATCTGCGGCTCCTAAATTAATTCGCCGAACTTCCCATACTGGCTGGGAGCTAATTGATCCAACATTTGCCTCGCCACCTACAGAGTGGAACGAGACAAATGGTTGGCCCGAGCGTATAACATTTCATCAACAGCGTTTAGCTTTAGCGGCTAATAAAGTTAGACGACAAACGGTATGGATGTCTAAAGCAGGTGACTTTTTAGACTTCGATGTAGCAAGCCCAGTATTGGCGTCAGATGCTATTACTTTTACACTTGATAGCGGTACACAGAATAGAATACAATGGCTAGCCTCTGGAAAATCGCTTAACATCGGTACTCTGGATAATGAGTGGACAGTAACTGGTGGAAATCAAACGGCTATTACTCCAACTTCAGTTTTAGCTCAGAGACAATCCAGCCGAGGTAGTGAAGCTAATAAGCCTTTGCTCATAGGCCAGACTACTATGTTTATTGAGCGTGAAGGCCGTACGGTAAACGAGTTTGTATACGACTATACGACTGACGGCTATAAAGCGGCAGATATTTCCATATTAGCCCCGCATCTCACTGAGCACTTTCCCATCGTTGATTGGGCGTATCAGCAAGTACCTAATAGTTATATTTGGTGTGTGCGGGCTGATGGTGTTTTGTTAGGTCTAACGTACCAACGTGATCATAAAGTAGTGGGCTGGCATAGACACAATACTCAAGGTAAATTCGCGGCGATATGTTGTATACCCCATAGAGCGTCTCGTGAGGATGAAGTTTGGGTAGTGGTTAAGCGTATAGTGGCAGGACAAGAACGAAGTTACCTTGAAAAGATGACTCGTAGTTTTCATGGACTTCAAGCATCGGATGGATATTTTCTTGATAGTTTTGTTGAAGGTTTATTTCCTGATGAGTCACAAACTATTGGCGGTTTAGGGCATCTCAGAGGTTGTGAAGTCGATATCATAGCCGACGGATCAGTACATCCTTCGTTGATAGTACCTGAAACAGGTATAATATCACTGAATAAAGCTTATAATAAAATAGTAGTTGGTCTGGGATATAGCACAATTATAACACCTACACTTCCTGATATATCGTTACGTGACGGTACGTCGCTTGGTAGAGTGCAACGCATAACAAATTTAGATGTCGATCTTTATCAAACACTAGGTTTTGTATTACGTAAGGTAGATGCTGAAGGTGAGGAGTTTGTAGAAGAGAAGCCCTTTAGATTGCCCAAGCATACTACAGGCTTGCAAGTACCGTTATTTTCTGGTTGGTATCGTGTAGATTTTCCAGAGGGCTTTGACAGAAATTCATATTATTCAATTCAACAAAAGCAGCCACTACCCCTAACTATTAGGGCCATAGTAGATACTGTGGAGGTTTACGAATAATGGGTTGGCCACTAGCATTTGCTGCAGCGTCTTTTGTTGTATCGGCAGCGGGAACATATTTAGGGTATAGAAACGGCCAAAGCCAGAATAATCAGCAGGCCGCTTGGAGTGCATATAATACGCATAACCAGTATCTTACTGACACATATAATACGGCCACACAGCTGGCTATAGCCAATTTTAATGCCGCTATGCAGCAGAAGTCGGGCGAGCTTTCAGCCAGTACGTATTTGGCTAATGCTAAGACTAATGCTATGATTATAGCGCATACAGCGGACTATAATGACAAGCTCATGGCTGAAGAGGAACGTAAGCTTTGGGAAGCGTGGGAGCTTGACGATCTTCTCTACTCTATAGTTAGGAAGCAAGAAAAAGGTATAATTGAAGCTGCACAGGCCGCCTCTGGAACATTAATGGGTGAGGGGTCTAATGCAGATGTAGTAGCAAGCCAAATGGCTCAAGGCGCTCTTGATCGTCTTGTAATGCAGCATAATGCGCAACTTAAAGCTGGTGATATAATCAACTCTCGTCTGCAGAACGCTTGGCAAAGTGATCTTGAAATTAAGAAGGTGCTTTGGGAAGGTAATTTGAATGCTATTGCAGCGCGTAGTGGAGCCAATCTACAAGGTATAGGCCAGCTAGGTTCAGCTATGCTGGCAGCCCAAGCCGATTCTACGACGGCAAAGCTGAGGCGCCAATCTGGAATATACGGTGGTGCCATACAAGCTACAGTAAACAATACGCAGAATAACGCACAGCTCGCTTCTGGACTCTTTGGAGCGGCTTCAAGTGCTATATCTACGTATTATTCACTTAAGACACCAACGCCCCAGACGCCTTCTACAGGTATGGGTAATACAAGTACCGCAGGAATTACGGGATCAAGTTCTAGGTCTATAGCTATAGGTCAGCGGGCGCCTTATACGTTGGATACCCCTGGAACATCTCTATTGGGAGCCAGTAAATAATGCCCCTCTTAGATTTTGAATTAGCAAGTAAGCGCATGCAATATGAAGGTGGGTCAGCGGGCCTTAAGCCTTCATTAATAAATCCGGGCGCCGGTGCACATGCGTTTTCCTCGCCACCGCAGTTAGATATAAATGCGGGTCGTGTAGCCTTTACACCCGTACAGCCTCCACCTGTAGGTTATCCAACTCCAACAGAAGTAAGCGCTAAGGCAGCTAATGAGTTATTAAAAGTTTGGACAACAGCCGCTTTTGAGTTTCAGGAACGAGAGGATACAGTAACCGCTCAAGCCGTTCATAGCCAGATTCAAATGGGCTATGATATGCTTTTGCGCGGAGATGGTGATAAGCCTGGGTACAACTCAAGCACTGTAGTTGGTACGTCTCCTGAAGACTATGCTAGGATTAGACAAGACTATGATTCGTTGATGGCATCAGCGGATAAACTGACTCAACTTACGCTTGCAGGTGTAACACCTAATGCCCGAGTTAAAGCTGCTAACGCTATCATGGATAGCCGTAGAATGCTACAAAATAATGCTCTGGCACATCGAGATAAATTAGTAGCCACTTTTCGTGAGAAGCAATATAATATTGCCTCTACAGCTTTTATTCCATCTGCGGTAGAAGCTGCTCGAACTATAATGTCCGAAGGGCTTTTATATGATTTCAGCGAGGGTTATGATTCTCGTAGACTCGCGGCAGTTGACACATTTAACCAAGAAGTAATTCAGCCAGCTGTAGCTAATTTAGGCGCCGTATATGCCCATGGTCCAATGGATGCTACACCTGAAAGTATTATTAATAGTCGCATTATTCAGCATCTTGCTATGTCACCGCATGAGCAAGATCAAGAGATAGCCCTGCTGCTATATGCAGTAAATGCTGATAAGATTGTAGATATTAAAGAGCGTAAATATGCCCTTGACGCTATTCAGGGTATTCAAGAACGCGCTGCAGCTGCTATGCGCTTTGAGGTCCAAATGGAAGAAGCTGCCGAGCGCCAAGCTTATAAAGATGTTAGACACCGTATTGAAGGCGAATATTTAGACGCAGTACTTCGCGGAGATTTGCAACAAGTTTCAAAATTGCAACGGGAGCTTTGGGGCTATGGTACTGACACACAAGCAGCTATGGCTAATATCCGTAAAGCTTGGGACAATGTACGGCCCCTAGATCCGGCTACCGCGGAATTTACCGCCCAAGCTATCGCCTTGGGTATGTCGCCCGTGGACTATGTTACTAAAGCGGCTGACCTAGGGCATAGCCCAACAGCTACTACGCTTAATCAAGTGGCGGTAAGTTATCAAAATAATATTAGCGGGCTTTTGGATGAACAAACTGAGAAAGCTACAGCTTTAGTTCGAGATTATATTACTCGATATAATAGACACATAGGTGCTACTGCTTTTAGTTATATAGGCGCCGAAGATAAAACTATTGCAACTGAGGCTGTAGTCCAGCGTTGGTCTGCGGCAGTTCAAGCAGCATCCCAGCGATATTTAGATACCCATGCTGGACAAGCTTTTGATAAAGAAGACTATAAGCGCTATATGACTGATTGGATAAATTCAAATATAACAGAAGAGAAATTAATTGAAGCCTACGACGCGGCCCTAAATCCTACTATTGACGTACCCCAAGCATATGAGCTGCGTAATCAGCCTATAGTACGAAATAACGGTTTTAATGAAGCGCGTGATCCATTTAATGCTATGGCCGCACTTAAGCCTCTTATAGATGAGGGCAGGCTTAAAGATCCACATCTAAAGCGTATGGCTCTTAGCTATATTGAGGCTGCCAAAGATCCAAATATCGTACTACAGTTCTATAAAGGCTTTCAACCTGGAGCTTCAGCTGAAGAACTAGGCAACTCGCAAACATTACTTAAACATTTTACTACCGTTTATCTAGCGTTACAGGAAGATTTATGGCAGTCTACCTCTGGTATATCGCCTGAAACTATATCAGGATGGCGTACTAATTATGGCGCAGCTATTGGCGCCCATTTCCGTAACGTCTATAGCCATAGCGTTGAGACTGAACAACAGGTAAACGAGGAATAATTATGCCTGATAATATATACGCTTCAGTTAAAACCCAACTTGCCGCGCAAGAAGTTGATGATATCTTTGGTATGATGCGAGGTCAAACGCCTTCTGCCGAGCCAGAAGCGTCAGAACCTGTATCTACCCCAGCGTTAGAACCTACATCTACTTTAGCTGCAGAACCAGTTGAGCCAACGGTTACCGAAGCTACATTACCGACTGAAAAAGAGCCTCCACCAACTGAACCACCTGCGGTCCCAAGAGAGACAGTCGAAGCTCTTGAGCCCAAGAGGATAGAAGACCCGCGGTACGATGCGCTATCGCCTTCAGAAAAAGAAGCTATGCAGAAACGCCTTCACAAGCTGCGCGAAGGAGGGCCTGAAATGGTCCAGAGGGCGGAACAAGAATTACAGGAGCTTACTAGACTTAGACAACTCTATGGAGATCCTGAAGGTTTTAGTACGGGTTTTGAACCAAATGTTGTTAGTAGTATAGACGAGCAAATCGCTGAAAAGCAGCAGTTAATACGGGATAGTCAATATCTGCAAGAAGAATCGGATTATATTCTTACTACAGGGCTTAAGGGTAATATAATTCCGGTTTTAGGCGCTAATCAGCTCGGGCGCATGGTAGATAGCGGCATAGGCGCAAGCGATCTTAAACTGCTGTATAACGCCGCGCGTAAAGCGCATGAGAAGCAGGATCCAGCTACGTTTAATAGACTGGTAGGGCACATAGCGGCCGCTAAAGTACTTGATCGGTTTCGTGGAGCCATGTCTAACGACAAAGCTTTTGCAGATAAAGCTGCAGCGACTGATATGATAAATCGCTATCGTGCTAGTCCAGATTACGAAGAAGCTTTTGAAGCTGAACGCGCTCACATATCGGAATATATATCTAGTAAAGATTTTAGACCGCATGATATGTACGCTATATTTGCGCAAGATGCTGTATTTGATAACGCTAAGTTTTATAATACGCCTTTTATAGGCCAGGCTATTATGTTTGGCGGAAGTATGTGGGGCGGTGCTAGCGTAGCAAGCCGAGGTCTTAGATTTATACCTAAGCCCTTAGCGCATCGTATTGCGGGCTTTATAAATTCGGCTATGGGGCCTGTTGGGTCAATCGCAGCAGGTCTTGAATTTGCAATGACTGAAGATCTGCGTAAAATGCTTCTAGAGGACTATCCTGATAAGTCAGCGCTGATTAATTTTATGGCTCTAGCTGCCGGTATTCCAACTGGTATGGCCGCAGAAAAAGCTACACAATATGCGTACGATCAGGTCTATCGCGGTTTTAATCTGTTTTGGCGAAGCCCAGAAGGCATACCAGCCACCCTGGAACATTGGGCAAATCAAGCTTTATTACGGCCTTTGATGGATAATACCCAAATCGCTTTTAATCAGGGTACTATAGGCCAAATGGTTGAGCGTACTACCGGAGCTGACGCTATAGCATATGCAGGCTTAGGTAGTTTGGCAAATGTTTATGGCACTGGTTCTCCCAAGACAGTTCTTAGTGCTGTTAACCCTACTCTGGTACATATGCCCTCTGATGCGGCTACCATAGGTAAAGCGGTTAATCCAGAAGTACGTAGCGCGGTTGAGTTAGCTACTCAACAAGTAGATGACGTTAGTAAGGTAGCCCTTGAAGATTTACCGGGTATATATAATGCGAAAGTTAGCAATGATATCAGTATGGGTATATACGGTAATAACGCTTCTTATATGCATACACCTGCTAAAGATACCGTGGAGCTGTTAAGTACTAATCTTGCGCCCTTTCACACAGGGGTTACTAATGCTAAGCAACCTACTAATATATACAGCCAAGCGCTTCGTAAAGTATACGCGGATGATATAAAGACTGAACTTACTGCGTTGGCGGATGGATCGCCTATTAAAAATCTTAAGAATATTCGTAATTCACCTTATGCCCAACATATGATTAAAGAAATGCAGGCTAAAGGTGTTAATATCGCGGATAATCCTGAGCTCGTAGAATCTATAGCAGAAGAAGTTATAGCTGATCAACGTAAGGCGCTAACAGAAACTTTAACCCATGTTGATCTACAAGAAGGCCGATTAGTATATGGCACAGAGGCTTTTGATACGCCTACTAATGTAGATCTAAAAGCTGTACCATCTGATACTCGACAAGCTATATTGCTTAGCCAATGGAATAAGCAGATCAATCTTGGTGATTCGATTGAGTCAGCTGCTGAAGCCCTTAGAGGCCTTAGCGTATCTGATAGGTTATTATCAGTTCAAGCAGCTAGCGTAGGTGTTCCACAAAAGTTTGTTGATGACTGGATGGAACAGGCTAAAGCTATTGAAATTAATGCTCAAGGCGAAATTCCAGTAGTTGAAGCTCCTATTCCAGTGGTTACCAAGCCTACAAAAGAAGAAATACATAGTAAAATTACTGCGGGAGATGACGCAGTTAGGAACGCTACGCCGCTGCCTTCGACCTATGCTAGAACAGCATTAGCTGAAGCTACCGCAGCCCTGGAATATGATATTTATGGCCAAGCTGTTAAAACTGGAGATACTACATGGTATCCTCGTTTTGAAAAACGCGTGATGTGGGCTACTGAAAATTTTAAGCCTGAGTTACGCAAGATAATTTCTAGAGCTAGAAACACAGCGGGGTCTACGCAATTTGATGACGTTGAGTTAGCAAGAGTTATTGATCCGGAGGGATACTTTTTGGATCATCCTACCCTATTACGCCAATTAGTAGATTCAGGTGTTGGTGGTATTACTGACGATCAAATAGACGGTATTGCTTCAACTATCGCGAGGCACAAACTGGAACAATCCGCGCAGTATATAATTGATAACAATGCTAATTTTTATTTAGCTGCTCAACGTTTTTCTGATGGCGAAGGCGCGGCAGCAATACTTCATCAACGTTATATAGGATATGCTAAAAGTGAGCTAGCCAAATACTTGGATGATGATCCTACTTCAATTATATTTGCTAATCCGGCCTATAAGAAGTCAATTGAGAGCTATTTAGATACTGCAGGGGGCCGTAATATATTAGAAGATTCTACGTATCTAAATCAGTTTGCGTCTGTACTTTTGGAAACTGATGCGCGCCAAGCAGCCAAAGATATGCGCGTTATAGGTATTCAACGTAAGATTGGCGTTGATGATCCTCAAGTAGTTATAAATGCGGATACGGATCCCTTTAGTTTAAGGCTAAGCACACCTAATATGCAGTTTATGGCTTTCTTAGCGGATAAGACTGCTAGACCAAAAATGGCAGCGCCTACTAGTAGGCCGGTATTTGCAAGTCCGGCGGGTGGGTATACGCTTGAAGCTTTTCAGCATGCAGCTAAGAATGCTTTGCAGATGCCGAAGCCTCCCGCGTATAAACAATATAACGTTAATGAGTTGGGCCCACATATGTTTGGGCTATTTAATGCTTCAGATTCGGTAAGCACTAAAATATTTCAACCTGAAGCTGTAGCGTTTAATCAGTATGCCGACTTGCCTCTTAGCGCCAGATTAAGTGCTAATTTACCTACTGCCTGGCGGCAGGAAGGTGAGAAGGCTACAGCACGAGCTCTAAATTTAGGGCCAGATAATATTGCGCGGCCCACGAGCGCGCCGTCTCTAGATCTAGAACCCTATGAAGCGGTTACTACTAATATAGCTATGGACCATGTAGGTAATATGGTCCGCCAAGGTACAGCACCTGAGCATATTGTTAAAAGCTACAATACGCTTCAAAAATATAAACGATATCCGGCGCAAGGTAAAGTTGAAAAATCGGACATAGCGCATGCGGAGGATATGCTCTCTGATCGCGCGCAAACGGTTCTTAATAGAATATTGCCGCATATGCCTGGTAGGCAATCGCTTACATTAGATGAGGCAGTACAAGCTACTGAATTAGCCTATCAGGTAGCCCTTCGAGATGCTGATTCAGCCGATGCGCAGCGACTTGCAGCTTTACGTGATGAGCTGATAGCCATTGAAAATAGGCGTGAAGCTACTAGGATAGCAGGCTATACCCCTGATAGCCCAGGGGGCAGCCCATTAGATGACATGGTAGAGGACGCGGAGCCCCCAATTGCTTCTGTTTTCTCTAGAGATCCTGAAGAAATAGTAGCGCCTGGAGCTGTTGAGGGTATAGATACTGAAGTCTTTGATGCCGCGCAAACTGCGGCGATACGTGAGACTGCGGCTCCTCAAGCTTCAACTTCATATTTGGCTGAGCTATCTGACGACGCTGCTAGAATCTTTGAGAAGTACGTAGGGGCTTCAGACCCCAGCGTAGATGAAGTATATGAGGTTTATAAATCGCGTGTAAAACTCAAGGGTGATAATACTGTTGAAATACGTAATGAAGCCGGTGAAATGGTTTCTCATAAAGTGCCAGATGAGGTGTATAAATCTTTTGAGGCCTTCGAACGCGAAATACAAGATTTCTTAGGCGCGCAAGGTACAGTAGATACGACTCTTGAAACTAAAAGAGAGGCCGAAAAAACCATACGAGATTTTGTATCTAGCCAACTCAGGGGTGAAGCAGCGGACCAAGGTATGCTTAGGCCTAGTGCTAAAGCTTTACAAGATACGCCTACTCAAAAGCGTGATTTGGAAACTAATATACGTAATTGGCTTGATGCTACTATTGATAATATGAAGCCCGCTAGAACTGTAGGGCAAGATTATACGCCCTCTGATGAGCATATGACAGCTCTCAAAACAATGCTTAAAGAGCGTATAGGATATAAATGGGAACAAGTAGCAAAAGAACAACCTGATTTGCCAGTTAAGGACCGTGCACGAATAGTTATGGGCGACGTTTATAATATGGCGGAAAATGCTAAAACAGCTCTGGCAAATTGGTCTACTGTAAGTGCTAAGCTCAATCTCAGCGCGCAAGAAGCCGCACAGATTGAAAAAGAGCTGGGCACTGATGGTATGTTTTCGGCCGCGGCTAAAGAAGCTATTATAAATGCGTTTAATAAAGCGGATGAAGCTACTCAGCAACTTATTAAGGCTGAAGTCGATGCTATAACTCAAGGTGTATCTACAGTATCCGACATTGGGCTGCCGCACGGAGCTGTGCCTCTTGGAACTAGTACTAAACGTAGCGAATACGCCACTGAAGTATATTCCCAGCAAGATATTCGTGAGGCCTATAAATGGTTTCAAGAGGTTATGAATAGCCCATCTACGGAGTACAATAGAATATTACAGGCTGCCCTGGAAAATAGAAATACTGATCTTGTTAAAGCTATGTCGGCTAAAGATCAAGAGATGTTTATGACCTTTTATAACATGCAAGAGCAAGTGCTAACTAGAGCCAGTGAGCTAGTTGGTACTCGGCTAACTTTTGAGGATTTATATACCAATCCTAAAGCTCAAAATATATTTAGTACCGCTCAGGCTTTAATGACTGAGAGTCAGCTGTTCAGAGGCACGCAATACGCTACAGTAACAGATACTACTTGGGCATCTTTTACCGATTTGTTGAATGGTACTAATAACGTAAATCGAGTAGCCTATGCCAATCATGCTACGCAACTACAGCATCAGCTAAATGCTAATTTCGGCGCTGTATATGATTTACCTACCCCGATGGAGCTACTTAATCCTACAGACTACGCAACAATAAAACAGCTTACTGATCGGGCTATATCAGGGTATACTGAAGCGCTAAAAGCCGCAGATGCTGACCCTTCTATTCTACAACAAGCAGGTAATATCAAGTTAGTATTTGATGATACTATTGGCAGCTATACTATTGATGTGCCAGATGATATTTTAACAGCTCTTAATAATTTGCCAGGTAGCTATAAAACTGCCTACAGTCCAGATGCAGAAGATGCTATGCAAGTCCTGGCAAATGATACGTATGAACGAGCCATGGACTTGATGACATACTTTACTAAGAATGCCGGGCTTACACAGCCAACATTTGATAAGACCCTGCAAGAACGATTCGGGCCGCAGAGACTTAATGCTTTCCTACTGCGCCCACAAGCGCTGGGAGATTTTAATCATATCGCTGGCACATTGGTTGACACAGCTAAAGCACCTAATAGAGCTCGCATAGATAAAAGTATGCGCGATATGGGCCTTCTTGGCATAGACAGAAAGCATTCATCTATTAGCAATCATACCGCGCAGGGCCTTACCGAAATGTATGAAAAGCTTTTAGCTGATACTGTGCAGATGGCTAAGAAGGCGGATGCGGCCGCTAAGACGTCAGCTATTAATAATCCGTTAAATATGGAAAACTGGAATACTATAAATGCCAGTATGGTTGATGTTATTATAATTCGACGTAATATAGCTGTAATGCAAGGTATTAAGGAAACACTTTCATCTGGCGCTATGCACCCTGATACATTCAAGGTTATTAAGGCACTTGAGGTAGATCCTAGTACGCTCAATGGTATGATGAATACCCTTTTGCGGGCGGCTAATAACGTATCGCCTGACTGGGTACAGCTTAAGCCTATTAGAGTTTCGGATAAAGATATATATGATTTTGGGAGTACTGCGGTATCTACTACTGAGCCGCTATCCAATATGCTCAAGCAAAATCAAGCCGAAGCCCGACGGCTTATGCAGATAGATACCTCTTTTATTGACGTCATTCAGGATCCCCATAACAGCAAAAATCTAGCTAAAAATATTGATGCTTATATGTCTTATATACGTCAATCTATGGCTGAAACTAGAGCTGAATTGACTAGACGTACGGTACTTAGTGAGCGTGGAATTACTCAGCCTGAGCCGACTATGTTTCGTATGCGTGACGGTCACGCAGCTCAAAATAAACCAATAGATGCTAGGAAATAATTATGGCTAGACCTAATCCTATAAGCGTATTAAAAGAAGGGGCGGAATTAACTGCTGATAAGCTTGGTCCAGCTGTTAAGCATTCTGCTACGCGTCAAGCCGGTTTTGCCGGTGTGGCTGCTTCTAGATATACGCCTACTAAAGCCTCTGATATACTGCATGAGATATATGTTAATAATATGCTATCGAGCCCTAGTACGCAAATACTAAATATGTTTTCCACCGCTACACAACCTATATTGGGCTTAATGGATACTGCTAATAAGGCCTTACTTACTACTTTTAGCAAGCCTGAAAATAAAACATATTATGCTGAAGTAGTAGGCGAAGCCTATGGTATGATGCACGGCATAATGAAGGCTTTGCAGTTTGCGGGTCGTACAGCTGAATCTAAAGTAGCGGGTCAATTTACTGGAGCGGAAACTATTGCCAAAGATTTAGGTATATCGCCAGGAGTATTAGCCTCTTCACGTCTGGAACATACTAACCGAGCGCTATCTTCAGAGGGCATCGAGCTAGATCCAGAATCGCTTGTAGGCCATATAGCAGATGGCTTAGGTACTTTAGTCAATTTGCCAGTGAGCGCTTTGAACACTAGTGACCTATTTTTTAAGGTTATGCGCGATGATATGTCTAAGCATCGTTGGGCGGCTAAACAAGTTGCTCAGGGTAAATATTCAAGTATTCGTGAAGCCTATGAGGCGTCGCTTACTGATCCAACTGCTATAAAACAAGCGGTAGCTGACGCGGAATATACTACGTTCACAGGTAGGCCTAATATTCCAGTGCTGTCGTGGATTACTGATGCTGCGGCTGAAAAGCTTCCAGGCATGCGCTGGGTTATACCTTTTAAGCGTACGATTGCGAATTTAGCAGAGCAATCTATTGAGCGTACGCCGTTGGCTCTTATGAATCCTACTATGGGTAAACGCCTAGTAAGTGCTAATCCTGAAGAGCGTACAACTGCACAGGCTCGGCTGCTCACAGGTATGGCGGTATTAACTACCCTGGCATATACGCTGGGTGATTATATTACTGGCGAGCCACCTAGGGGAGCCATGGCTAGAGAACAATGGCAAAAGATAAATGGCATGCCGTTTTCACTGCAGTTTGGCGCGGATCAAAAAGCTATTAGACTTGACAATCTTGGCGTTATGGGTCAATTGCTTAAAGCTGTAGCTATGTTTAGACAACGTGTAGATTCGATGACTGACGAAGAGCTTGGTATTTACACGGATCCAGAAGCCCTTACCGACTACGTAAAGAACCAAAATGCTACTGCTTTAATGGAAGAGCTTAGCACCTTTGTAACGCCTGTAGTAGACATGCTAACAGACGTATTTTGGGCCGAATCTATTGTAGGCCTAACCAGTGCGTATGAGCGATCACAACGTGATAATAATTTCACACCTTTATATCAGTATATAGAAAATATTGCAGCTCGTACTATGCCTTTCACTGGAGCTACTGCGTGGGAGCATGTAATGAGCGGCCAAGATAAAACGGCTAGACGATGGACGCAGATAGGTGACAGTTTTAGAATGCAAATACCTGAGCTCCGTAAGCATGTATGGGCACGATATGATTTTCTCGGTAATGAGATGATTCATAATCGACTTAGGGGCCCAGGACAGACCGATCCTATGGCGCCGTATGATCCAAATAACTCAATATATAAAATGATGGAAAATCTTGGAATAGAGCCCAAAGCTAGAAGTCCTTTTATTGATATGCCTTCTCAAGGGGGTATTCCCGGTTCGCAATTAAAGCTTACTCAGGAAGAGTGGGATCGGATGCACCAATACATTCGGGAAGGTATTTGGGTAGATCAAAAAGATTTTACAGGTAAGCCAATTAAGGAAAATGGTAAGCCGGTACGTAAGCAGGTTATGCCAAGCCTGGAACAAACTATAAATAAAACTTTTGGTGATTTAGGTCTTAGCCGCATGGAGCCAGAACTGCAACGAGCTTATTTTAATACTATACGTGACAATTATCACAAACAAATTAAACAGTATATGCTAGGAGCAGATCCCACCTTCTCGCTACGTGCTAAAGAACAAATGCAACTAGACGCTGCTAAAGCTGAAGCTATAGGTCGGCAAACTGAAGCAAATATGCAGGGCCCTATGCCTGAATGGAGAGGTAGCAAATGACAGTACAATCAATAGAAGCTGATATAACTTATACCTTTAATGACGAAGGGCAATATCCGTTTGCCTTTGATATACTTAAACCTAAGGATGTAACGGTACAATTTATAGATAATCAAGGCGTACGCCATGTTTTGGCAATGGGCACCGATTATCTAGTTGTAGATAACGCCGGATCTCGATATATAGAAATCATTAGTACTTGTGGGTTTATAGGTCAATCTGGGCAATTATTTATTTTTCGAGATATGCCAGTTGAGCAGCCTACTGACTGGGTAAATAATGAAGAGCTTGACATGGAGTTATTGGAGAAATCCTTTGACCGTATCATTATGATTCTTCAACAATTTAATACTCAGATGACATCAGAGCTCGCCGCTATTACTTGGCGCGCTGGATGGAAAACAGGTACAAGTTATGCAGCTCGCGATTGGGTACAAGCACCTAACAGTAATATTTATCTAGCTACTAGAGGCCATACTGCTGGAGTATTTGAAACAGACTTATTAGCGGGATACTGGAACCTTGTAATTGATATAGCAGAAATTGCAGGATATGCCGAAGATGCCGATGTGGCACGGATAGCTGCAGAGGATGCGGCTACTCTGGCAAATCAGCATCTTATAGACACTGGAACTGTTTTTCAAAATACTGTAGCAGCCAAAGAGTTAGCTGAGCAAGCAATGAACTCTGCTATTGCCTCAGCTACATATGCGGCAGCTAGCGCAGAAGCCTTGCCTAATACGGTAGCTATGGGCGCTAATAATGTTCCACAGGTTAACAGTAGTACTGATGGTTGGATTCCTATGCCTTTGGGTACTACGGGGCGAGAAGTAGCCGCGGGAGAAACTGCTAATGCTATTAAAACCACATTAGGATTAGGAAATGTGGATAATACTTCGGATTTGGATAAGCCAATTAGCACGGCTACACAGCAGGCTATTGATACTATTACAGGATTGTCGCAGAGCCCACTACCTATTGGCACAATTGTTCCATATATCGGTGGGTATTTTACTGATAGTAATAATGGCGGGTTCGTTGTAGTATACGGTAATGATGCGGATAGTATAAACGCCCGCTTTAATATTCTAGGTATGTATGTATGTAACGGCGCCGAACTCAACGTGCCGGGTAGCGCTTTCTTCGATGGCCCAGGAAGACATCTGCCGAATCTTACTGATGACAGATTTATTATGGGCTCTAGTTCAGCGGGAGCTTTTGGGGGACTTAATGAAACAACTCATCTTCATGAGTTTATTCATACACATACTATAGCCCATGTACACGGTATGGCCCATACCCACACCATGGCGCATGCACACTGGGTTAATGATCATACCCTAGCCGGGTGGCAGATACCATCCCATACGCATACGCAACATAACGAGACCTGGGCCAATGTGCCAGGCTCTTCATACCGAACAGCTAGGTCCAGTGGAACTTGGTGTAACTCTATTAGTCACGGCGGCAGGGCCCATATAGCTACATACGCCACCGGCGGCTCAGGAGCGCATAGTCACGGTCATACAGGTGGATCTAGCGCGGCTAATACCGGCGGATCTAGCGCAGCTAATACTGCCGGAGCTAGCAATGCTACGTCAGGTAATCCTAGCGCTAATAATACTTCAAGTATTATTTTAGATAATCGGCCTAAATTCATCAGTTGTTTATATCTTATGAAGGCGGTATAATTATGGCATACTGGATTAAATACCGGGCGCCTGGACAAATATTTTGGCGTAAATTAAAACGCGTAATCGGTGACGCGGTAGAGCCAGGATTATTTCGGTGGTTCTATCTGGAAAATGGCCAGACTATTTTTATACCTTTAGACGCTGAAGTGGTATTTTCTAAAGAGCGTACTAAAGTAGAGGCCAATAAAATTAACCAGGAAACAGGAGGCCAAGTAAATATATGCAGCTAACAATTGTACCAAGTGATGGGGTAGTTATTTATAATAATATTATGTATGAAAATGTCGATCTATCTGGCATAGATTCCCATATTCATGCTGTACAATTTCAAGGTAACAAGGGCTGGATAGAGTATAAGGATAATACACAGACTCTACTAACTTCACTTACTAAATATCAAGCAATTATTAACCAGTGCGAAGCTATTAAAACTTTTGAAGAGATGCGTGCGCTGGATCCTTATTATGGTATGCCGGCTGAAGAGCGTCTCGAAGCTAAAAGAGCCGCCAAAACGCAAGAAATTCAAGAGGCGTATATTGAAGCCGAAAATAGCCCATATACTATGGTAGATTTAACGTATGCCGGTGGTTTAGAATCTACTCGGCTAGTTAAAGAAGCCCGAGATATTATGCAGGAGCTTGAACGAGAGAAAGCTGTCACATATGATATAAATCTGCAGATAGTAGAGCTTCCTGCGGCTAGTGAAACCGAAGTAGATATAAACGACGTAGTTCGCTCTCTCGCACTACGTACAGAGGCTTTCATGCTTAAATACGTAACGCTTATGCGAGAGCTAAATAGCGCCGCTACAGAAGCCCAAATTGAGGCGATCACGTGGTAAGAGTAACTTCTATAAGGTATTAAAGAGGAGAAAGAACAATGGCAATCACAGTAATAATCGCACCTACAGTTAACGCCGTGTCTGGCCCAGAAACTCGGTTTACAGCTTCTGGACCTTTCGTGCTCTACGGGGATGGCTTCGCTGGGGACGAACGGTGCTCCCTTGAGCGTCTCGGACCTAGCGGGACATACATCAAGGCTTGTAGCAAGAAAGGCGCGATCAAAGTAGGCGCTTACCCCAACATGGTCTATGTAGATGCACCGGGTTCTTATCAATTGGTTAAGAGCACGACTCGTACCGCAGCTTCTGTTGGCATACAGTCGCCGCATACCTTGGAATTGTTTGTAAACACCAATGAGTACCTGGAGCTCAAGCTGACTGAGATTCTTTCCGCCAACACCGGCATCTGGTACGACCCCCAAGACCTCACCACCCTCTTTCAAGACGCCCAAGGCACCCTGCCGGTGTACAGGCCGGGGACGGGGCAGGTTGATCCGCCTGTTGGGTTGATGATGGACAAGGGCGGCGGGGGCCATCATGCATCACAGAACACCACCACGGCCCGCCCGACCCTCAGCGGCCGCTACAACCTCCTGACCGCCACGGAAACCCTCGCCACCCAAAGTGTAACCACCAGAGCCGCCGACTACACGCTCTCGTTCTCAGGCGAAGGCACAATCACCCTCAGCGGAACAGCAACAGGCACCCTCTCGGAAGGGTCGCACACAATCACCTGCACGGCGGGGACGCTGACATGCACAGTAGCCGGGGCGGTGACGCAGGCTGACCTGCGGGTCAAGCGAGACGATTCGAGCTTGCCAGCGTATCAAGCTGTTGTGGACGCGAACACCTACGACACGGATGGGTTCCCGTTGTACCTCAAGTTCGACAAGGTAGATGACAACATGCTGTGTCAGGTTCCCGAGGGTGGCATCACAGGGACGTTGTCTCTTGCTACCACGCGAGGGACGGCTAGTTACGGTGTGAGTATACCTGAGGGCGAGTGGACACTCGGGAGTGCTTATAACCCGCTCGGTGACGTAGTGAGCGCAGTGCTCTTTGATCGAACTTTGGGTGATGCCGAGAAAGCACTACTAAAAGCATTCGGGATCGGCAAAGGTGGTACAGAGTTTGGGGCGGAGTCGACATTCGCACAGGCGTATCGAGGGTGGGGAAATCTCGTGGATTTCCCGCTGATTGATACTAGCAATGGGACTAGTTTCCAACAAGCATGGTACGGTTGCACAGGCTTAACATCGTTTCCCGCGTTAGATACTAGCAATGGGGATAGTTTCTGGACCGCATGGGCCAATTGCTCAGGACTCACATCGTTTCCCGAGTTAGATGTTAGCAATGGGACTAATTTCATCAACGCATGGTACGGTTGCACAGGCTTAACATCGTTTCCCGCGTTAGATACTAGCAATGGGGATAGTTTCTGGACCGCATGGGCCAGTTGCTCAGGACTAACATCGTTTCCCGATTTAGATGTTAGCAATGGGACTAATTTCATCAACGCATGGCGCGGATGCTCAGGGTTAACATCGTTTCCCGCGTTAGATACTAGCAGTGGGTCTAATTTCAGTTACGCATGGGCCAATTGCTCAGGACTCACATCGTTTCCCGAGTTAGATGTTAGCAATGGGACTAATTTCATCAGCGCATGGCACGGTTGCTCAGGGTTAACATCGTTTCCCGTGTTAGATGTTAGCAATGGGACTAGTTTCCAAAACGCATGGGCCAGTTGCTCAGGACTAACATCGTTTCCCGCTAACTTCTTTGACAACTGTTTAGCGACCAACTTCACCAACGCTTTCACCAATACAAATCTTTCACAGGAATCAATTGATGGAATCCTAGTATCAATCAACTCAAACGCCACATCGAATGGTACCTTTACTCAGTCTGGCGGTTCTGCACCAAGCGCAGCGGGCGAGGCAGCAATCACAGAAATGCGATCCAGAGGTTGGACCGTTACAGTAACAGGAGGCTTCTAATATGAACTGGCAACACCGAACCATAATCACACCCATAGACTTAGCAGAACCCGCACGAGCTGCCTGTATGGCCTTGACCGGCAGTGCATCCGAGGGGTTATTCACGACACTGCTATACCCTGAGGGCGGCACCGAAGCGACACACGCGGGCGAGTTCGCTGATCTACTGCCATGCGGGGATCAGCCGGGGAATACTGAGGCACTGCTGGCCATGCTGGAGGACGTGAAATTTCCGATCACTATTGATGAGTTGGCCGGGATGCTGGCGATGTTTGACATTTCTGAAGAGGCGGCCGAGGGGTTATTCACGACCCTGCTGGCCATGCTGGAGGGCGGCACCGAGGCTACGCACGCAATCTCCAGCGGCTACATCGCTGGTGAGTTCGCAGATCTGCTGCCATGCGGGGATCAGCCAGGGAATGCCGAGGCCCTGCTGGCCATGCTTGATGGAGTGGAATTCCCGATAACGATTGATGAATTAGCTGGGATGCTGGCGATGATTGACATTTCTGAAGAGGAGCCTTATGCGGCTATGGCCCGGCTGGGGTTGTCGCTGGCACCTGACGAGGTTGAGGCGATCCCGTGGTAACAGAACGCTTCGAAGCTCAACTTAGAGCTATTATTCGGGAGGAGGTACAACAAGCTGTAGACAGCTTTAACAAGGACGAACGCGCGCGCTGCGCACTCTGTAATGAGCCAGGATTTGCCAGTAAGCATACACAGCATCATCAAGCGGTTGAAGAATTTTTAGTTTTTGTACGCCATCTTAATGAAGCAAAGTGGTCGGCTTTTAAGACTGTACTAGCTTCAATTGTATTGGGGCTAGTATTGGCTTTTCTATATTTTTTCTTTGACATAAAACAACCATGAAAATAGAAATGCCTATAGTCCAACAGCTGCCGCCTAAGCAAAGACCATTATGGCGCCGCTTGCTGGCTATAAACCCAAAAATATATTATAGAATATGTAATGATCCAGGGTATATATTACTCTTCGAAATTGAAGGAGCTGGGTATGAGCTATTTCTGCCTTTGAATTTTATATCCGACTTAGCATCATCGCCTACGTTTACCTGGATATTAGGGTTTAGGCCTGATAGCTATCTTGGGCTGGGTTCGTATTATCATGATTTTTATTACCGACACGGCTTTCTATTGTTACCTGATGGTACTCGTATATTTGAAGGTCGAGGTAAAGCCTTTGCTGATGCTTTGCTAGAACGCATAACTACTAAGATAGCTAAGATTCATATTCCAGGTTTAATCGCGCACGGAATTCTAACTGTGGCTGGTTGGCCTGCTTGGTGGGCTAATAGCGCCAAGCGCCAACAAGCTCTTAATAATCCTAACTTGGTACATTTAGCATGAAGAAACTAACACTTGGTGAGACCCAACGTAGATTTACTCGAATGGTAGGTAGTTTAATATTTATGATATATGCTAGAGGATACGAAGGCACTTTTGGTGATGCTTATCGCGATCCTCGCGTGCATGGCCCCTTCGGCTCTAAAGGAGGGTATGGCGCTGCGCACAGCCAGCATAAACGTCGACTCGCTATCGATATTAATTTATTTAAGGATGGGAAGTATTTGAATAAAACTGAAGACCATGAAGTCTTTGGGGAATTCTGGGAATCGATTGGGGGAACTTGGGGAGGTCGATGGGGTGATGGCAACCACTATTCTATGGAATATGAGGGCTATAAATAGGGCTGCCTAGTATTTCGCTTAGACAGCCCAGTATTCTTACTTCATGAATTTAGCTTTTAGTTTTTTGAGCTCCTGATTAAGCTTTTCAGCGGCAAATGCCCTTGCTTCGTCGAAAGCTTCATCAGGAGTTTTATTATCTACAGCCGCAGTAGCGCCAACGTCTACACGGATAGACTGGTAATTTCCAATATTTAACGTAGCGCCTAAGTTTACACTAACCTCTTTCATTTGTAGCCCTCTTATAGTAATCTAAGACATACTCTTGCACTTGACGTTTATTCTCCAGCGCGTCCATTACAACTTCATCAACTGTATTTTTAGCCACAAGATGATGAATTACTACTGTGTTAGTTTGTCCTTGTCTATGTAACCTCCCATTAAATTGTAAGTAATGCTCTAGAGACCAAGTTAAGCCATACCAAACTATAATATGGCCACCTGTTTGCAAGTTAAGCCCATGTGCCAGGGAGGCCGGATGGCAACATAACAGTGATAGGTCTTGATTATTCCATTGGCCTATGAATTTAGTTACGTCTTTTCTAGGGGTTCCACCAGCTATCACTGGAATATCGCCAAACTCTTCTCGCAGCATTTCTAGCTCGCCCTTAAACTGAATAGCGCATAGAATACTCTTGCCATTTGAAATATTGATAAGCTCTTGTAGAGCTTTTATTTTAGCCTTGTGCAATATATGCCAGTGGTGGTCATCGTCGTATATACCTCCCTGCACAATTTGCCGAAGCTTATTACTAAGCACGCCGGCATTAGCCACAGACACATTCTGTGCGTCTAGAACTAAATCCTTTTCGAGCTTCTTGTATTGTTTATATGCCGCGGCTGGTAGCGCGCATTCAATCTTATTTAGTATCCGCTCTGGCATATCAAGATGATCCGAAGCTTCTAATCTGAACGTAATGTCCGACGTCGCTTGCGCAATGGCTTCCTTAGCTTCTTCCATAACTTCATAAACTGTAAATGCTCTTCCAGGGAAGCTGAAGGACCTACAATACTTGGCTCTGAAATTTGATATTGTTGAGCCGAGGCGCTTACCTTGGTCCAGCAAGTAATACTGCGACCACAGATCGTGCATCGAGTTTGGAGCGGGGGTAGCACTGAGACACATTTTAGTCTGTGTCCACAATTTTGGCATTTGCTTAAGTAACCGAAATCGTTGAGTTGCATGAGATTTTACCATTGAAGATTCATCGAAGATTATATTACGTTTCTTCCATCGGCATGACTGCTTAGCAAACCAAGCTAAGCCCTCATAGTTCATTAGAAGAACATCAGCCTTATCTATACCCTCTAGATTCCTAGTTTTGCCATGTAGGACTCGATAGGTTAGATGCGGATACCACTTTTCAATTTCAGCTGGCCATGTATATAAAATAGTATTAAGCGGCCCTATTACCATAGAAGGTTTATCGCTATCTACTATTATAGATAACGCTATTAATGTTTTGCCGAGACCCATATCTATAGCAAAGAAAGGCGTCTTAACGTCCTTACCAAAAGCTATAGCTCTATATTGATACGCTCGATGCTGCATTTACTTATCCTCGCGTATTCCAGCAAATCTCGGCTCACGAAGCGCTCCATGCGGCGTGTATTCATGAAATATAATCTCCGCAGTTTTACCTATAAAGTAATCACGAAAAGACCACATGTAAGCTCGTTGATCATCGGCGAAGCCTGAACCTACATAGGTAGAATAGGCTTTATCGTCTATGTAGTACCTAACAAGAATGGCCCCCATCTTGCCTTTAAGTCTACCTTTGCCTTCTTCCATATCAATAATCGTAGCGTCAACTGTATTTTGAGCCTTTAACTTCATCCAATCATACGAACGCTTACCTACATATGGATACGCTGAAGGCCGAACTACCAAACCCTCATACCCTAAGTTGCGAGCTTTACGAAAGGTTTCATGCACCTCGTCTACGTTCTTGCATACTTCCCAAGGTACTACTTGAATAGTCCTACTAGGTGGACTATACATGGCGGCTTCAAGGCGCCTAATAAAACTAGGAAACGGCATATCTGGCGCATCAAGTATATAAAGCACAGCATCATCTATTTTATCATGTGAACGTAGCCTACCCGAGCCAGAGTAGAAATGCATACCTGGCACAATTATTTCACAATCTAGCTTGGGAAACCCTTTTAATTTCTCAGCTAGTGTATCTAAACCTTGGTACAACTTACCTCGCCGAGTATAGAACTTACCTTTGTCATATATACATCGCTGGCCTTCAATTTTGTACGTAGCATAGCAAGGGTATACAACTCTGTCGAAGTCTATGGGCTGTGCCAGCATAACGTCAAAGGTGCTGATCAAGTCTGGAATAGCTTTGTTTACTGTTATTGCGCTTGCTCCTATGCGTAACTTCTTATTTATAATATCACAAGCTAGTTCTGCATTTGGAGCATCTAAGCCGCGTACATAGAGCGCTAGCTCCATATTCTTATGCGGCTCGTAGCCCCCTCGCAGATCAGCAAGTATATTGAATAATTCCAAAGTTATTTTGTCTGAACCTATACCTTTTTCATCGCAAGTAATTCCATATACAAATTGAGGGTCTATACCATACTTAAGCGCATCTAGTAATAAAGGATTCTTCCGCGCATAATGCTGTATAAATCTAATCTTATCAGCTATTGCACTAGCATTACGAAGCTTGTCGAATATCTCTACTAAGTCAGTCATAGCCTACTCCTTATTTATACAATCAACACAAACACTATGGGTTAGAAACATTACATCTGCAGTTGAACTTAAACCATCCTCATACGCTTTAAGCTCCTCTGGGCTAAACAAGCGTTGAATAATATTGCCGCAGCGTTTGCACTTAATAACCTTAACAACTCTATCATCAACTAGATCTTTCATAAAGCTATCAACCTCGGTTTTACTTGATAGTATAATTACAGGAATACCAACCTGGGCCATGCGTTTTATTTCAACATGTTGTACTGCTGATAATATACCTCCTGGCGCTTTAAGTTCTACTAGAAATATTTTGCCTTTATAAAATACCAGCCTATCAGGTACACCAGCATAGCCAGGAGATACGTATTTACGGGTTAAACCTCCAATGCGTTCAACGCTTGATTTTAGATATGTCTCTATCTGACGTTCCCGCTGCCGCGGCATACGCATAGATGTCTTCATAGTCTTCTGCTGTCTTAAGAACTTTGTATCGGCCATATATACGTGTTATCATGTAGTATTTAGATTTAGTATTCAAAGCGTATTTCAGTAGCTTTAATACCTCTTCTGATGTCTCACATTCTTTAAGGTAACCGCCTAATTCTGCAAAGTTATACATTGCATAGGCGCATTTTGCCTTATCCTCAGGCGTGATTACCGTGTCTTTTAACGCTCGTTTCATTTTCTATACCTCTGGGCTATGTAACCTTTAGCTTCTAAAGGTAAACCAGGCCACGCGCGATTATCCGCAGTACGACATAGCGCTCGGCTATACGCATCTAGATAAGCCGGAGTGGCGTATTCATCATCGACTTCAGCAATAGCTTCATCATGCACTGTGCCAATAAGCATTACCTGGTTTAACAAATACTCCACATTAAGCATACCTTCTGCCATAATATCTCTGGCAAATCCTTGAGTAGGATTCTGCAGCATTACACCTGGCGTAAGCGCGTCACGCTGCCACTTTTTGGTATATGGGTTAGTACCCATAACCGTAAGCTGGCCCTCTTCATTTATTTTAGGCTCCATATAATAGATGGCGCGCTGAGACGGTTTAATATAGCATATTAGCCAGTTACGATCGTTACGATCTACAACTGTAGTATATCGAATATGGCCGTACTCTTGAGGATACCCTCTCACAGCTTCCTTTGCGCACTCATACAGCGTGTACCAAGTGCGCGTCACCAAATTATAACGCGCCCGAAAAGCATCAACAGCGTCTTTTGCTTCGTAATCTTTAAGTTTAATGCCCCATTTAGCTGCAGTCTTCTGGAAAGTTTTCCAACCCATACCAAAGCCACAACCAAGAATAATTACTTTACCCATTTGGCGCTCAGGGCCTTCAGCATCTATATCGGCATATCGCTTGCCATATAGATATGCAGCCATATCTATATACTGATCGAAGCCTTCAGTGAATTTCTTAAGCGTGTCTTTATCGCCGGATAGATATGCGATTACTCTATTCTCAATACTAGAAAAGTCGCACACCATAAGCTTCTTACCTCTAGGCGCGCATATCATGGCACGCACAAGGCCTTTGGCCACAAGAGGCGCATTATCAATTGGCCTGAAGTTGCGAATATCGTCAATTACTTGATCGGCATTCTTAGTTGTATATCTTGGAAAATTCTGGGGTTGAATACCTCGTCCAGCCCATCTTCCAGTATGGGCGCCATAGTATTGAAGCGTATCATGTACTCGACCATTTATATGATAGTCTTTAATCTTTTCATACTTAGCGACTGAAGAGTTACCAAACATGTCACGAAGCTCAAGTACTTGTCTAACCTTCTCTGGGATATCAGCATTTTCCAGAGTAGCCGCCACAGTAGACGCTGTTAGATCTGGCAGATACACGCCTTGCGTAGCGCACCAATCGCGAATAGCTTTAACCTGAGTAGGCTTCTGCACAGCCTTATTAGTGAGCTTAGGCATAAGCTTTATTTGCTCATTAGTTTGCTCTTGCACGTATGTGGACAGAATACGTACAGTCTCAATATCTACAGGTAAGCCGTACAGATTCATAGATTGAGTGAGTAGCCAAATCTTCTGTTCTTTAGGCTGCAAGCGTTCCATAGGTAAAGCTTTGAGCAGCGCATATGTGGCATCAACGTCGTCAATACAATACTGATAAAAACGTTGTAGTACCTCTTCGGAAACTATCGGCCGCTTACCTTGAGCATCAGGCATACAAATCTTCTTAATCAAAGATACGCCTTCTTTATTCTTTTTATGCCCTAAATCTAGTATAACGCTTAGCTTGTCTAGGGCTGAAGGTAAACCAACTCTATTAGCAATAGCTATAGTATCTATCCATGTAGCCAAAGCCCTCTCAGGAAAGCCATAGCGTCGAGCACCTACTCTTCGCCAAATAAGATAATCAAACAGCGCATTATGCGCATAGATTCTTTCAGTATCCCAAAATTCCTGTGGTACAGGTTTATCTGGAAGCCATAGCTGCGTGGGTTTATCATCTACTTTATATGCCAGACATACAATATCTGTAGAGTCATCACTGGCGTATTTATTCGCGCCACAGCCTATATCAACCTCGCTATATGTTTCAAAGTCTACAATTATTTTCATTATCCTCCTTATATCCCACCCAACCCAACCCTGTATATTAACGTATAATAAAAATATCCCAGCCCTGAATAAGTAACGAGGTTAAGACGTCTTCTGGGACAGTCTCAGCGCCCTCGCACTGCATTATACGGCGAAGTATAAAGGCTTTACAATATACATTACAGCGCCTAGAATGGATCATAATCAGGCGTCTCCTCGCTTTCTGATGCGAAGGCTGCAAACGCTTCAGTAGCCGGCTTAGGTGTAGGCCGACCATCAAGACGATCAGCATGCTCACGAAACATAATATTCTCAATACTCGCAGTTATTCCACGAGCATTTTCCTTTTGGTTGAAGTAAGGAAACACATTGATGTCTACATGCGCAATACAACCTGAATAAATTATGCTTGGATTAGCCGGCAAGTTGTTTTCATCAACTATACCAGGCTGCGTTACATTAGAGGCATTAATAAACCAATGCCCTTTATAGTATTCCGGCTGTTGTCCGGTTTTAGCTTCTTCATCGCCATTGCGAACTCCAGCTCTGAAGTTTGAAGCCATCGATTGTGCTTTGGAAAATTTCTGCGTTTCAATGCCTTTCTTAAGCGCCAAGTTTTTTGCTTGTAGCAAAGCTTCAGCCGCTGGGCTATTCTTAGGTACAAGAATACATACGCCATATTTACCTTTATCATCAGGACGCTCAACTTTAACCCAATTCAATCGTACATTAGTCAAAATCATTTTTAGTCTCCTCAACTTAATTTAATAAACATAGGTGGGTTAGTATAGGGCTTCTTTACATATCGTTTTTCATTATTAGCAATCACCTCCTCGAATTTTTGATTTAAATCTTCTGGCAATATACCAAAGCAATTCATTATATGAACTAGAAAGAAGTGTATGTCAACTAGTTCTCTTTTAAGATTTTCAATATCTATAGCCGAAGACTCTCGCCACGGTTTCCAAGAATAGCTATCCACAAGTTCTGCTACTTCCATGAATAGCGCCAGCATATAATCATTAGGCGTAGCATTATCCCCTGGCATCCGCGAATGGAAATTACGAATAGCCTTAAAATGCTCAGGCAATATCATCTAGCGTTACCTCCCAAAGTTTATTACATGACATTTTACCTTGGTTACATTTACCAAGATAGAAGCAATATGGGCCTAAACATTTAGCAAACGCGGGCCATGTATGCCCGATAAGTTCTACTAGCCTATCTGCAAATATTCGCATCTCCTCCACATTGCGTCTGCAGATACGCTGCTTGATAAGATTTAGCAATGAGCGCGCATTTATGGTCATCATTAAATTAACCGCACTAGCATTAGGTAATACCTGTCGAGCCTCTTCTCGAGGTAGCATGTTATTTTCTAACATAGTGGTATAGTCAAAGTTAGCTGCATGTAAACTACCGTGAATCAGTACTAATTTCTTAGCTTCTTCGCTAACTACAAAGGGCATATCCGAATAATCTGAATAATGCTGGCTAGCGCTGGTAAAGCTAGCTATACGGTGTCGTGTCAACTGAGCCAACAAGGACCGCGAAATATTCTCAGCATAGATCGTCCAAGCAACATGTTCCAGGATGGATGTATGCTCCGCTTGGATAATGAATTTCAAGAATTTAATCTGCGCTTCTTCTGTGTAATCTCGATCTTCAATAAGCGCAGAAGTTGTCATAGTTAACTTAGCCGCTTGCTTAAGAAGCCCAAAAGGATTTTCTGTAGCTCTTAAGCAGGTGAGCTTCATATCATTATACGTCAGCAAGTTCACAGGCTTCCCCTATTTTGTCAAAGTAGAATAAGAACATAGCGTTAACCGCAATCTGTGCTAAATGATACTGCGCGTCTTTAACGCAATGTTGATTACCTTTGGCATATGCTAGAGCATGGCGTAATAAAGCGTTAAGATAAATATCTCGAGCCTCCGCCATGGGAGCTTGCTTCCAGTTATTTGCTCCGTATTTTTCTGCTCCAAATGCTAGCACACGAGCCATTTCTGTGATAAAGTCTGCGCTAAGATACTGAACGCCTGAAGCAGCCAATATACGCGTCTCGCCCTCATTTTTGGCATCATAGGATAGCTCCTCTACTAACCGGCCCAAGAAATATGGGTCAACCAATAGCGGCACAGGCTTATCTGCGTCTTTATAGAATTCTTTTTTCGCGTCCATGTAAACCTCGTAAATATGTAAAAATTAGAGCAAAAATACAAGACCCAACATCAGGGCCCTGCTGCTTCAACTGCTTCAGTGATCTCGACAGTGGACGATTGATCTGGACCAGTAACTGGTGGATTATTAGCAGTCACAGGGGAATTATCACCACGAGTGCCTAAATCGTTTCTGATATTAGCCCGTGTATCGTAATTCGTATGCGAGGTACTATTGCCATCGCCTTTAATATTAGTAATAGTCTTTGTACCCGCGGATGTCAAAGCTGTATCCATGACATTGGCCAGGCGATCGATACCAAAAGCAGTAACGCCCGCATAAGCACCCGTCTTTATCCCAGAGCGCCGCGTGGCATTAGTTTCTCTAGAATCTACCATAGCAAAATCGTAGAAATTAGTTTCATGCGACTCTGTGCGCAATACGGATACAAGAGCTGTACTCATGTCACGCATAGCGTCAGATTGATATGCCAGGATTAGATCGCGATCATCCAGCCTGGAATATACTTGCTGCCGCGTATGCTCTTTAGCTTCAACAGCTCTAGCGCGCTCTTGAGCTCTTGCCATGGCAACCATAGCACGGCTGTCTTCAACTGAGTTTATAACCTCAGGCTTAATAGGATAGGCGCACGCACCAAGTAGCGGTATTAAACCCACAATTAAATATCGTTTCATAGGTAATAGGGGCCCTATTTTAGTAGAGCCCCGGGCAGGTAAATGGTTTACTCGAGCTCTGCTTCAGCCTCATCCTCAAGTTCGTCTTCTTTGGCAGTCAAAGCGCCATATTCGGCTTCAACTTCCGCAAAAACGTCATCTTCAAGCTCGTCAATATAATTAACAATAGCTTCAAACTCAATTTCAAGCAGACGGCGCTCAGCCTTGGCAATCGTAAGTTTGAGTCCATTAATTTCTGAATCTGGGGCATCTTCCAGTTTATCGATGCGTGTATTCAACTTCAAAATTCGCTGCTCCAGACGATCGCGTGTTACCAGCGGATTTTTGCCTTTAGCCTTAGCCTTAGCCTTAGCCCGGGTAGGCCGTACTTTAGCTGCTTCGTCTGCCGTCATAAACTGAAAAATCTTATTTTCACCAACTTCAATTGGATAGCAGGGCGCGCCAGTAAATTTAGCAGCGCTGCGCCATGCAGTAAGGTATGAGGCAAACGAGCCCGACGTGCAACCTACTTTTGCAATGATATCTGCGCGAGTATACTCACCGGCAGAAATCATTTCTTGAACAAGCTCTTGATGGGATTTAGTTTCAACAGTCATGATAGTACCTCCTTTTGGTACAAGTTTAGGGAAGTTATACTTACTTTATAGCATATTCTATACGCTTTGTAAACAAGAAAATGCTATAATTCTATGTTTGTAGACTCTTCGGGCTCCGCAGAAATCTTCGGTGCTCCGAGCTTTTTCTTTATATACTTCTGTATTATTTCATAGACCTCCTTTGGCAATCGTTTCTTTGCTTGTGCTGGACTCATGAAGCGTGGATCATACAGCGTAGAAATATCTACGTGCTCCGCAAGTATATCAACTAACTCAACCTCTGGGAGCATCCACTCTTGTTTACCCCGTCCTCTTACCACCTTAAATCCTGCTACATCACCTCCTTTATCCTTTATGTCAAATACAAAATCTAGAATACGTGTAATCGCCGCGGATGCTAACGATTTGACATATTCCGCTTCACGATAAGCTCCAATAAGCTCAGATTCGGTTAGCTGTTCCAGGGGTAAGCTAAATAACCGTTGAGCCTGTTTTAGCCTAAACTCTTTCAAACCTCGGCATTTAACCGCAAAACGACACCAATCACATTGGGGCGCGCCTGGCCTAACTTCAGCTTTACTATTTAATACCTCTTGCACACCTGGAATAAGCGTATAATGCACCCACTGGTTAATGGCCTGGGAGTGCATAGTAGTTTTGTCCAAGTGATTTAGCCTCGGCTGGGCAATTATCATTTGGACAGAATAATCCAGCATCTGATTAGGTAATAGTGTCAAAGCCCCCGCAGCATATGCCAGTAGCTGTGGGTTATCTCTTACCAAAATAGGCCCAAAACTGCCAAACTTCCAATCGATAACATACAGATTTTTATTTTGTCTATCGATGAGTATTAAGTCTGGAGTGCCACTACACTGTACCAGAAGAGCATCATAGTAGGTTAGATGCACCGTATGCTCGACGAGCCATTCCATGTGCGGCTCGTATACGTTCAATAGTTCCTCATAACAGGAATGTACCAGGTTGGCGTGCTCGATATCACACTTAAGAAACTCGGCCATTTCAGAGGACGTTGGTAAGATATATCTTGGCAAATACTCGTATATTGCTCTTTCTGTTAGTCCGTGCAATATCGTTCCTTCTTGAGCTTGCGGGCTAGACGGGCCTTCAGGTAAGGTATTTTCCAAGGTAAACGCGGCAGGGCACTTTAAGTACCTATGCAGCTTAGATGGACTAATAGCTGAATGTAGTCCCGGGGGCATCATAATAGGTACCTCATTTATCTATGGCATAGTGAGTTGTATCAGCTTCGACCTTTTCCTTCAGCTCTGCGTAACCTTGCTCATCGTCTCTAAACAGAGCCAAAACACGGTAGCCGAACATGCTACAATCGAAGCGTGTGTACTCCCCTTGTTCTTCCATTTTAAAACCAGAACCGCAGTCAATAGCAGCTTGTGCAAAACAGTCTGATGTAACATGGATTGCGCGATTTTTCTCGAGATCATCGCCATAGTATCCGACTCCGCCGTAGACGCCTAAAACATCATCATACTGATTGACTACAGCCGCCATTGTTTTTGCCACTGCGAGCGTGGCCTCGTAGGCCTCGGTCACTCGCTCCAGCTGTTTAATCAAACTGGCGTACTTAGTTTCCATTTTTAATCTCCCAAATGCAGTTTTCGAAGTTAAGCGGTGGCGCGACTTTCCCGATGTACCCGAGTCTGCGACTTTCCAAGCAATTCCACATATCATTGGTGATAGTTGGTTTTTTGGCGTACTCCCACACCTCACCGTTCGCATCTACCGCAACCCATCGTGACCAATCGCTCAAAACAACATCGCTCAAAACAATATCGCTCAAAACAACATCGCCGATCACTTCTCGCAAAGTGTATTCTTTACTCACCGCGCCACCATCTAGGGTATCGATGATATTGCGCAGCGTCTCGCACTCGGCTCGCCGGTCTTTTAGTTCGGCAACCATAATATCCAAGAATTCAACTATATCTGCGACTGCCAGCAAGTACTCACTCTGGGTCATATCTGCTAGTCGGCCAAATGCTGCATCAATCTTTGCCTGTTTACCTTTCATGCCTCCCACGACTTTTCTCCTTTTAATTTTTCCATTAGCCCTCCGCAGTAGTAAAGTAATTCAAGTGCTGTAGCGCCCTTTCCCACGCTGTATTAATTATACGACAGTCTTTGAACTCTGTTCTGGTTATAGCTGCCTCATATACCCGCGCAGCATATATCGTACAACGTTCGAAATACGCTTGTCTTAATAATGCTCTGGCCCAATAGGGTGAGTCAAAATCGCAATTACGAAAGTTTGTATGCGTAGCATTCATATAGCTCATATTACACTTTTCAAATTGGCAAGAGTAAAAACGCGCTGCGGTGAGTAGTATGCTATCTAACTCTGTATGGCTGAATATGCAGCCATCGAACTTACAATGTCTACAATTGGCACTAATTAAATTAGCACCGGTAAAATCTACATCTTGGAAGGTTAAGCGAAACAACTCATAACCCTCTAGATTGATATGACGAAAATCTATTTTAGCCTTTATAGCCGCTTGTACTAGCGCCCACTCTGTGTGAACTGGCGCCTCAAAGACTACATTATTTCCCATGTCGTATAATTTCATTTTAATACCTCCTGTACTCTACGAGCCTCCTCAAGGGAGACTGCAATTGATAGCGGCCTGCGGCACTTACCGCAAGCCTGATACACGCTGTGCCTAATAATCATTATAGGCGAAGGCAAGTAATCGTACTTGTCCACACAATCACAGGCGTACAAGTTCCGTGGCAGCCCTGCTACATACTTCTCTAATCTCGTGATTTTAGGTTTCTTACTTTTCTTAATTTTTATCATGATTTCCTCCTTAGTTTCAAAATTAATTTTAAGCCTCATTTTCTATAATTAAATTATAGCATAAAAATTGAAAAAAGTAAATAAAAATTTTGCCTAAGTAAAAAATAATTTTTCCATTAGAACCTCATGAAACGTGGTGGCATAAAGTAGAGCTGCTGTCGCCGTCTAACATGTTTAACATCTGTAATAAGTGTTTGCCCAAATCGGAATGGTAAGAACGTGTTATATCTGCGGCACAAGTAATCCAGAGTATAATGTGTTTCTTTTAACGAAAAATTATACCCTCGATCGAGCGCTAACTGTCTCACTTGCATAGCAGTCATCCACATGTTTGCCCAAGCATCTTCGAAATCACCCTTGTAATTTTCCAGGGCAGATATTGCATTCGCAAAACCTTCCTCCGAAAAATCAAATATCGCCATAAGCAATTCTTCTAGATTAGTCGTTTTCTGGTGATCCGCTGAATACCCGCGGATATAGTCGAGTAGCTCTTGCGGGGGCGCCCAGGGTGGCATTGCCTCTTTATATTGGTTTACTTCGTATAACGCTTGGCGAAATAGCCTATCTCGTGGAATTGAATTATACAAATCATGATCCAAGCCTGTCATATTCATAACCATATACCGCCGTGAACCTTCGCGAGGTAGCGCCAATTTCTCGTCATTTGTCGTTAGTATAATAGAATTTAATCGACGCATTTTAGACATGATTCTGCCATAAGGCAGCCGCACATCGAGCACGTTTGATGTAACCTCCGCTTTGGCGAAGTCTGAAAACTCTTGATTATACCCAAAGAAGAAACCGCCTTCATCAATATTTACCACAAGAGCTGACGAAATCTGCTGAAAGTAGTCTTTCATCGACGACGCTGTTCGTCTCGAAGACAATGTCATCGCTGTAACTTCAGTATATAAATGCTCGAATATTCCAGGAAGCAACTGCTTAGCAAACGTCGTTTTACCTGTCCTCTGCGGACCACGTAAAATTATCATAAATTCCGCGCCCGCATTTTTGTATCGTGAAATCAAACCACGCATCAACGAATAAAACCATAGCCGTCCTATCTGTATTCTAGTTTCACGATCAGGTTTTGGATCCTCATCAGTATTTAATATACAATCGCCCCACAACTGGCTTATATAATCTGGCTCTGTCTTAGGATCGTAGTCTGGGAGCGATTCAAGCCAAAGCTGTAATAGCGGCTTCGGGGCGCGGTGGGTCTCAACATCAGCTAACATTGCCGACAGATGGGTCATTATCTCTGTTGGATGCAGCTGTATTCGATATTGTGTAGCCAGAATTGATAACCTGTGCGCATATGCCAGAGCAGATACATTATACTGTCGGTATCTTTCTTGCGGCGACTTGAACATATGTGGGTATAAAATATGGTCAGGCGCGTCAATTAGCAGTGTCTTCGATAGCGGGTCAATCGCGAATGATACTTGCAAATAATCTAAAAAATACCGCCAATTTTCGTAATTAGTCAGGACAGGCCTACCTTTAGCATCCAGAACAGGCCAATTAAAGGCTATCTCGTTGTACATATGTAAATATGTAGCAGCGGTAATTCCTTCGATGGGTGGATCATGTGCAAACGAAGTCCATGTCGCATCAAACTTCTCTGAATCCCATTTTTCTGGATCACTTCTCGACCATTCCAATGCCACAGGTAAACCATTTATCGGCCCTAGCAGCGCATGAATCGCCATTAGTCCTGTAAGCCAGTAGGTATAATAATCTATGCTGTGTTTATGGCAATACCTTAATACCCGCTGATCTTTTTCATCACACGGCACAGTATCCAGCCATATCTTTGTCGACACTTGCCTGAGTATTTTTCTCGACAAATCCGACATCTCTAACGGCGCATTCGCACTCGCTTCCTCTTCGACCGCTTTCTGCCTCTGAGTTTCCACATCTGCGGATAGCAACCTCGACAGAGGCGTGTGATTTTCCCGATGGAAATCGAAATATTCCAGGGGTAATTGCGCAATTGGGTGGATTGTTGTATCTGGTGGCGTTATTCCTGTTAATGTTACGTAATTCTGACTGCGAATATAAATCTCAATATTGCCGTCTTTAGTTGGTAATATCAGCTTTCCATGGGCGAATTCATGTTTGAATCCTTTGGGGACTGTATATAGAATTCTATAATGATCAGCCTTACCTGACGGCGAAAATTCTACATAAGTGGGATGTTCCAGGAGGAGCGGCATGATTGACTCATCGTAAAGCGACACATTGTCGAGATCTAAAGCGATGATATCATGGCTAAGGTTTATAACCAATCCGATCTTATCCGATTGGCTAAGGGCGTCATGAATGGTTAGGTGCTGTGTTGGATCATTAGTCAATTGATCGGGCTTCTTTAATATCTTAGTCTTATTCTTAAGCGTGCGCTTGATAGGTGTCCATGTCACAAAAGCAGGATCTGGTACTAATTCATTCAAGCTATCTACCAGGGTAGTATTTGAGGCGTCAAACCGTGCATGGGTTAACGTAGACGTAGACATTAACAAACCTCCTGCGCTTTGAGGGCTTCAAGCATACGTTGGGCTTTAGTAATCTGGCTCTCATAGTACTTCTTCCGGCCCTCATACCTTAGCCTCTCGTACAAATCCTCTTTGTTGTCATACTGTTGTGCTAACTCAAGGACCGCGTCATGTGCCAGGGGCTCTATCTTAAGCGCCTTAATCTTGCTCCGAATAGCTGTATATGATACTTGCGGAAATTCTTGCGCTATTTTTGTTATGGGATGCCCTAATACGTAGCACAATTCTATTTCTGCCACATCGTCTAATGTTAATTTACGTTTCTGTACTTGGTCCTTTGTCGAAGCGTTAGAATACGCTTTCGTATTTGCCAGAGCATGTTCCAGTGTGTGCATAAAGTGGACTCCTTTTGTCTTAATTGTCTTGTATAGCTCCATAAATGCAGCTTCAAATATAAATATATAATAACATAGTTTTATAGTTTTGTAAACATAAAAATAGCTTTATTGCGTTTTTATATTCGTGTAAAACAATACGTAATAAAATCAAGTACTTAAATTTGTGAAGTTTTGTGAAGAATTTTTGTAATGATTTCAAATACTTACACGCTTCAGTGTGAAGCAAAAAAAACTTCACATTTTGTGAAAAACGCTAAGTATATGATTTTACTACGTATTTTGCGCGAAAATGTGAAGTTGTGAAAATGTGAAGTTTCCTTATACTATATATATATATTATATATATATTATATATTTTACATACTCTGCCAGCTGCCAGAGTTTACATACCTAAATCAAACAATCTACAATTAATAAAGAAAACTTCACATTCTCTCATTTTCACATATTTATTATATAAACTATTGTTTTTATTGCATTTATTTTAATGTGAAGTACAATACTGTATTTCACAACTTCTCAATTACAATTTTGGTCGCATACCCTGGAACATGGCTTTCTACTCCATTAAACTTTACCCAAGAATCTTTGATGAATTACATCACGAATTAGAGCATTGGCCGCAGCTAACCTGGCACATGCGCTTTGTGGGGCTGTGGAGTGCGGGGATAGGGGGTTGATATGGCAGGTTGAATGGCAGCAGCGGCCGCGGGGCACGGACAGCTAGGATCGTATGGGCAGAGACTGCACTTTAGGAAGGCGATAGCCGCGGAGGTACCCTGGTACATAGCGTTTGTGGCATGGTTAAGTGTGGAGCAGGGTGTGATGGGCGGCACGGGCAGCTAGAATCGGTAAATCGTCATCGATTTTATAGTATTATGACGCACTCTAATCTCCCCCGGTTTTTAGCAAAATTTTTTAAGGGCGCCTTGCGACGCCCTTAAGGTCTGTTTAGATCAGACCTAGTTGCTTTGCCCGGTCCTCCATACCGGGTATCACTCTAATCTTGCCCTTGTAGGGCTCAGTTACCGCGTATACCTTACCTTCTTCCTTTAGGATGAGGGCGCCCTCGTCCCTCAAGTACGTGTATTGGCTTGCCAAGCTTTTCTTAGCCTTGGCTTCTTCAGGAGCTGGACCGCGTGTGGCTTCGTAGATCTGCAGATCTGAGCTACCTTGATTCGTTTTCAAGAACGTCAAGATCTTCCACTTCCAACTGGTTTCTGCCGCCAGGGCTTTGCGAGCTTTAGCGAAGTCACTCAGACTAATGGTGATGTCTGGGCTATCGTTGGTTGTAGCTTCGGCTGCTTTGATTGCATCTTGCTTTGTCATGGTAATCTCCTTAGTTATCGTAGATATACAAGTGGCTGCAGACCTCGCTGTAGAGGCTTAGGCGGGCGTAGCTTTCAGTGCTCCGCTCTAGTATTATTAGAAGCTCAGGCATCCCATGCGCACTTCCGGTAATCTCACGTCTGCATCGCGTAAGCTTAATCAGAACGCCGAGCCTGTTCTCCGGTGTCATCTCCGGCATGTTTATTTCAAACTTCTCAACTGAGTTGTTGAACTCTTCAACTGTCATGTTGTCCTCCTACATGAGTAAGTTGTACATGAGCAGGCCCAACACTAGGCCTGCGAGTGTGAAAACTACGGCTAGTTTTCCAATCATCCAATACCTCCTTGTGTGGTGTTGATGGTTTTATTTTAATATTCTACCTATATAAATATTATCTCACAGCAGATTATTTGGTTCCCTGGATTGGGGGGCCCCGGGGGAAAATACAGGTGAAC